GTTAAAGAAATACTTAAAAATAAGGCCCCACTCGTCACACGACCGATCAACAACATATGTGGAGATGACAGTACGAACGCATTTCATCAACCTTTAATACCCATGAACCACATGGTCCATAGGTAGGGTCTCTGAATTGCGTGTAGGTACCGTTAGCATACTCATGCTATCAAATGTGAACGAGGGATAGCCAGCCTTGAAGATCCAGCGCGGCCCGTCAGGGTCCGTGTCTGTAGCTTTTCGGAAGGATTCTTCCAAGTTCACCGGTACTGGGCCGTAAACGGCCTCGACCATACCGGCGATATATCGCGCGGTTATGTGATAGTCCCGTGAAAAGAGCTGGTTGGCGTAAGCCACCCAACTTTCATACGGGCCAGCGGCGGGTTTTGACGACCACTCAGTCCTGAAACGGACTGGGGTGACATCGACGCCATAGTAGGCATCCATGCCACATGACTCTCTAAAGAGTCCTGTGGTGCAGCTCTTATCACGATTTACGTGTAGACCAAAGGTCTCGAGCTGTTCGATCGCGTGCGCGGCTTGCGCCGTTTCAACGATCACGTCATCACCGTACACGAAGACGGTTTTACCGTCTGCACCAGCATCTCCTGCCCTAAGGAGGGCCCAAACGCAAGTCGCCAATACGGGAAAGCAAGTTGCTGACCCCATTGGAGCGAATTTTGCGAGCGGGAGCACCTCCCCGGAAGGGAGAACGGTCGATAACGACCTAGTTGCCAACAGGGCCCCAAGAAGGGGCTCCGGAAACAACTGCTCTACCAACCAAACCGATACCCGGTCGCTGGCCTCTTTCAGGTCCAGCGTCGCGAGTTCACCGTGATAACTGCCAGCGATGGCAGCCATTCGGTTCGGTTCCTGGTCAGTGAACCTTATGTCCAACCTCGTGAGAGGGTGGCTTTCAATCCACTGTACCATACTGCGCATGAGCCCTTGCTGCAACCACTGGTTTTCCAGTGGCTCGCAGGAAATCACGCGAGGGCCGCGGGAGTCCTTCGGCACGAGTGTAACTCGTGCAGAGGCCTCTTCAAACCTTACGGACTGCATAGCCCGAAGGTTGTCACACAGATGGGTCGGGTTGACGTGAAAATACTCGTCAAACGGGAACACCATCTGCGCCCGAGGATTCATCCTGTCGAACACGTACTTCCTATTGCCGCGCTCCTTCGTGGAGACGGCGCCAGGACCGTGTCTAGGGATG